AGCTATGACTACAGTCATCAAAGATACTTCTGAGTTATTACTTAATGGAATAAGAAGAGTTCTCTATAATGAATTAGGGTTTGACCCTAGAGACTTAAAGATACATTATGAGCCACCTGTTTCTTATGCTAACGATATAGATGTTAAAGCGGTTCTTACTATTAATGAACAGAGAAGAATGTTAGACGAGGACTTGCCAATGTTAGAGAATGGAGATATGTTTATTGCAGATAGAGAAGTGATAATTACTGATGAAGATGATGAGCAAGAGAGTTATGAGTTGGAAGATGATGAAGGATATGATGAAACTATAATACAAGAATAATATGGCAAATTTAAGACAATATATTCCATTAGCAACAGCAGGGGAGGTAATATCTCAATCATTTACCAATGCTAATACAGACCCTTATTTAATATCTAATGACACGATTGTTATGGCTGAATTGGCTCATATTAAATCATTATTAGGAGTTAAATTTTATGGAGAGCTAAAACAAGAAAACAATAATGGTACTTTAAGTGTAAACAATCAAGCTCTTATGACCTACTACCTTATTCCTGCACTATGTTGGATGACTAGATTTGAGGTTATATTAGAAATACAAAACAATAGTTCTTCTGCAGGAGTAGTTACTAATTTAGATGAATTTGCAGCAGCAGTTAGTCCTACTGAATTGAATGTATACAGGCAAAGCACCTATAGAAAAGGTCAGTTATTTTTAACTGATATGATGGATTATATTAATGGTTCAGAGCAAGCGGGGTATTTTCCTACTTATGACGCTAATAAAGGTTGTTCGGGTAATGAAGTTTGGAAAAATCATGGAATAGTAATGTATGATAGTATATATGATAGAAATAGGTATGGTCGCTATGGCTCTTGCTATAATGGTAGTTGTAATAATTCCTATAATAATGATTGTAATTGTAATTAAAAAATTATCAAATGGCAAGTAATGAACACGCATATTTAAGCGAGGCTAACCTTCACAATCCTAAGGGACTTTCTTTGGCTAATAATAATACAGTATGCTCTAAAAGCAATGATGGAGTTTTAGCTTGGCAACCAAATTCTTTTTTAAAGACTGAAACTGCTGTGTTTTCAGGTTACTGTGCTTTATCAGCTAATTATCAATACCCTTCTCGTTATGATAACAATAATAAAGCTCCGTACCAAATTAACATTGATTACGGAAGCCCAACAATAAGTTCAGAAACTACTGTGGCTCAAAGCACTTTCTTCAAAATAGCTTCATTTGTTGCTTCAGGAGATGGAGTTGTTAATGGAGGAATACTTCAGGTTTCAGCTGCTGATAGCAATAGTTTTACTGTAGCAATAGTAAAACACACCCCTAGCACTGTAGACCAACTTGTTTCTCCTGTAGTTCTTTCTGAGAAAATTGTAGCCGGTCTTGGTAATAATAACTTAATTAATTCTTATCCTTATAATATACCTTTAGACTTTGCTAATAGCTCAATAACTAAAGGAGATAGATTATTTATCATGCTTAAAAGTGGAGGAGAAGAAGCTGGAACTGTTTCTGTTACGGCAAGTATTGAAGTAGGATATACTTTATAAAAAATAGTAATGAAAAATACAATAAATACAAGCATGAAAGATACAACAGAAGTTTTAATTGCAAACGGAAGTGTAGTGGGATTAAGTTTGGGACAATGTAATGAAGTTCTTCTTTTAATATCAACAACATTGGCTATTGCATTTACTCTTTATAAATTTATAAAATTAAAAACAAAAAAATGAAAATAACATGGCTACAACAATAACACCTTCAGACTTTACATCTTCTTTAACAGACAATGTATCTTTAAATACTAGAAATTTTGGTTCAAACACTACTCATACAGTTACAGAGTGTACTGAGGCTGACCAAAGAATAGTTAATGTAGTGTTAGCAGATGGCTCTAGGGCTTCAGTATGGACTGAGTTGTTTTATTGGGACACTTTAAATCAACAGGGACAAGGAATTACGACAGAATTTGAGTATGTTAGACTTACTAACTTAGACAACACAAATTATTGTATTGTTCAGTTTGAATTAGCTGCTTCAAATCATGTTTTAAATATTAAACTTGGGGCAGGTCAGTCGTTTATGTTTCAAGATGTTAGTGTTGCTGTTTCTACTTCAGAAGCTCCTGAAACAGGATATTTAGGATTTAGCTCGCTTAGTAAGATTAGAGCTGCAGCAGATACTGCTCCTTGCAATATAGAAATAGTTACTGTATTTAAGCCTGTCGCTTAGTAACTTAATAGTAAAATAACTGATGAATTGTATAACTAAAATTCTTAAAAAAGTTAAATTAGCTATAATGAAAAATACAGATAATAACGATTCTAAAGCAGGGTTGCTGCTTATAAGAGATGAATTTACAGATAAGTCTGTTTTGGGAAAGCTGTATTGTAATGGAGAATTCATATCACATACACTAGAGTTGCCTTGGAAAAACAATAGAAAGAATATATCTTGTATACCTAAAGGAGATTACAAATGTAGAGTAAGATTAGCTAGAGAGAGTGGAAGCAGAGACTATGTTCACTTACTAGTAGAGAATGTAGATAACCGTTCTTATATCTTATTCCATAGGGGTAATGTCCCATCTGATAGTAAAGGATGTATATTAACAGGGACTCATAGAGCGGAAGAACCTGATAAAATTTTAGATAGTAAAATAGCTCACACTTATTTAATGAAATATATATTAGGTAAGAATCTAAGTTTAAACATAAATTTAATAATTAAAAACAGATAAAATGAAAAAATTTCTAAGTAAGTTCTTAATCGGACAGATGTTCAAAAGTAAAAAGTTTTGGTACGCAATTAGTTCAGTATTAGTTCCTGCATTAGTAACCTATCTAGGTGTTGATGTTGAAACTGCTGAAAAATTATTCCAAGCTTTATTAGTTTTAATATTAGGACAAGGAATTGCTGATATTAAAAAATAATTTAGTATATTTGCCTACCATTTGCTAGTTACATATGGTATTCTTAGTTTTAGAATAGTTTTAGTTAGAAGAAAGGGAGAGTAGTTCTCCCTTTTTTTGCGTCTTGTTTGTAATTTTTTTTGTATCTTAGGCGAATTAAAAACAGCTTGAAACTGCTGTATGTGTGTATAAGGCGTTGAAACTGTTACTATTAGAAACTAATAAATTTTAAATGAAAGAATATGGACGCAGATTAAGATTATCTACTGATGAAGAAAATCTTATATATAAGCACCGAGCAAAATCAGTAGACAATATCAATGATAATTCAGCATTAAACCAACACTTATCAGATAGAGGTATAGAACAAAAAGATGTTGTTTCTGTTAAGCATTGGCAATCAGCAAGTGGAGATTATAGATTTTCAATAGTTACAAAAGAAGATTATGGTTTAGATGAGCAAAAGATATTTGACAATGTAAATAAATTTATAGAGGGATATTCTCCTGACTATAAAAAAATCAAAAGAGAAAAAGGAAATCACTTACTCGTAATAAATCCTGCAGATATTCACATTGGTAAATATGCAAACGGAATAGAGACAGGGGAAGATTATAATAGTGAAACTGCTGTATTAAGAGTTTTAGAAGGAGTCCAGGGACTTATAGATAAAGCTAAAGGATTTGATATTGATAAGGTGTTATTCTGTATTGGCAATGATGTTCTTCATATAGACAATGTATATAATACAACTACTAAAGGAACTCATCAAGATGTAGATGGTAAGTGGTGGGAGCATTATGAGATAGCTTTAATGCTTTATGTTAAGTGTGTAGAGATGTTAAGGGAAATAGCACCTGTTGATGTTCTTCATAGTATGAGTAATCACGATTATCAAAGTGGATTTCACTTGGCTCACACTTTAAAATCTTGGTTTAGAAAAGCTGATGATGTTTCTTTTGATGTTAGTGTAGCTAACAGAAAGTATTACAAGTATGGTAAGAACTTAATAGGCTTAGAACATGGAGATGGTGCTAAAATGGATAAACTTCCATTACTTATGGCTAACGAGAAACCTAAAGAGTGGTCAGAAACAAAATATAGGTATTGGTATTTACATCATATTCATCATAAAGTAAAACACAAGTGGTTAGACGCTAAAGATTTTATAGGAGTAACTGTTGAATATATGAGAAGTCCATCAGCAAGCGATAGTTGGCACGCAAGAAAAGGATTTTGTGGAGTACCAAAAGCTTGTGAAGGATTCTTGCACGATAAAGAAAGTGGTCAAGTAGCTAGATTAACTCACTACTTTTAATTAACCCTTAACTAACAGTTGGTCAAGGGTTGCCTAAACCCTTATAGTTATAGTGATAGTAATAGTAATAGTCTTAGTAATATACATACAATACAACTTAATTTAAAAAAAAGTGTAAATAATTTTGGTAGTTTAAAAAATTAGTGTATCTTTGCACAGAATTTAAAACTAACTAAACTAACTAACTATGAGTAAAACTAACTTAACAAGCCCCTGTTGTAACGCAGAATATGAATTAGACACATTAAGCTATTGTTGTGGTGCGGAAATATCAGAAAGTGGATTGTGCTATAGCTGTAGAGACCACGCTGAACCCGAAGGATATATATGTGATGATTGTGAAGATTATTTTGAGCAACCTGAAGCAGAAAGATTTAATTGTGGTGCTTGTGGAGAGGATTTAGATGAAGATATAAGATATTGTTCTAAAGAATGTTCAGTAGCAGATAATACAGAAGGAGTATAAATAACTAATAACTAAAAATAACTAAGATGACTAAAACGCAAACGAGTGATATTCTACAACACTTAAAAGATGGTAGAAAACTTACACAAAAAGAAGCTATTAATGAATATGGTGCTTACAGGCTTTCAGCTATAATACACAGCCTTAGAAGGCAGGGATATAACATTGATAGCATTCCATTATCAGTACCTACAAGATATATAGCTAAAGATGGTAAGCCTAGAATGGCTAATATCGTTGAGTATAAATTAGATGATAATTGGAATAACTTTAAGCAAGAGTATATGGATAAAAAAGAAAAGACTCTTACTGATATTTTTGAATCAGACTATCAGGGGATATTAGATGTACTAAGTCCTGAAGATAATATGGTAGATAATTTTATGGGATACTTAGATAGTATAACAAAAACACATTCAAAATAATGGGTTTACAAAAAGAACTTTACATACAGGATATGTATGACCAACAATGGACAGAGAGTATTAATCAATTAAATAATAAAATGACAAAAAAAACAATGCAGGAAAAATTAACTAAAGTAGCTAACACTCCACAAGTAAAGGAGACTAAAGAAGAAACTTTAAAGAGACTATTCTTAGCGAATGGCTTAGTAAAAGAAGATGTTTATAAAGACCAAAGAGGTTTTGTAATCATAACTAGAACAGGTATAGATAAGATTGTATCTAAGCAAAACATAGCAATAGCATACGAGCCTGTTATAATGACAGAAGAATGGGTTGTCCTTAAAGCGACAGCAAGTATTGATGGTGGTGCTAAAAATTCTAGGGTAGTTATGAGTTTTGGAGAAGCATCAGATAAGAACTTAATGGGAGGTGGTAAGAAATTTCCTGTTGCTATGGCTGAGAAGAGAGCAATGAGCAGAGTTGTATTGAAACTGACAGGGTTTTATGAACAAGGAGTATTCGGTCAAGATGAGATAGTGGACTAATGGATTGGATGGACGAGGTTCTTGATGGTAAGCCTGAAGAGGCAGAAATTTGGAAGGTAAATTACATTGAGAGCCTCTTACATTACACCGCAATACCAAACTCAGAGCAGTATGAGATAATGAACTCATTAGATATTCTTACTGATATAGATGCAGATAAAATTATAAAATACATAAAAGAAAATGAAATATTCAAAGACCCAAAACACCAATACGAAGCAATGCGAAAAAACGGAATGTTTAATGATAGAGATATATAAACATCATAGCAAGCCATTTACATACATTGTTGCTAATAGTCATACAATATTAGGAGAACTTGTTGAAGACGATATACAAAAATTCCTAAGCTCTAAAGATTTGAATAATTTTTA